GCGGTTATTCAATTCTTGGATTGCCAATTATTACTGATGCGAATGTTGCAACAAATATTGGCGCAAGCACAAATCAAGATACAATCTTTGTGGTTGATCTTAATGAGTGTCATCTTTGGGAAGAAGCCGGCTCACCTACTTATGTTAAGTTTGAAGAACCAAATGGCAAGGTTGCAATCAACATTGTTATGTTTGGAATGTCAGCCTTCACAAGTTTGAGATACCCAGGCGCAATTGCACAAATAAACGGAACTGGCTTGGCTAGTCCTTCGTTTTAAGTAAAATAAGTTTCCAGGCCGCTACCCTTCCAGTGGCCTGGATTCTAACTATGATTGGTATTCAGAGAATGGAGTTTGTCTAATGTCCCAGGGCGATTCAGGATTTGGATACCAATCATGGCTATAACAAATGGATATGCAACATTGGCTGAGATCAAGGCTTACATGTCTATTTCAGACACTACTGATGATTCCTTATTAGAAGATTTAGTTGAATCCGCATCCAGGTCAATTGATCGGATTGCTAACCGTAGATTTTATTTAGATGCAAGCGCATCAGCACGCGTGTACCGTGCCTACTCAAATATTTTTGTTTATGTGGATGATATTGGTTCTACAACAGATTTAGTTGTTAAAACCGATTCAAGCGGAAATGGCACATTTAGCAAAACTTTAACATTAAACACAGATTACATTTTAGACCCATTAACATCACAATCTTTAAACCGGCCTTACACACAATTAACAATGGTATCAAATACTGAAACATGGCCAATATTTCCAGGCCTTACATCAAATGGATTACGCCCCGGCGTGCAAGTAACTGCTAAATGGGGATGGCCGTCAGTGCCTAGTGATATAAATATGGCTTGCTTAATATTAACTGCCGACCTATACAAGCGTAAAGATGCCCCAGGCGGAATCTTAGGCTTAGGTGATTTAGGTGTTGTAAGAATGTCGCCTATTGGTAGAGATGTAACTGCAATGGTGAGAGCGTATAAAAAAGAAGTTCTTGCATGATTCCAAGCACGGTTAGAACTAATCTTAAAACCGCATTACAAACAATTACCGGTATGCGTGTTTTTGATTATGTACCTGATTCAACAAACATACCAACAAATAATGCTTTTGCAATAGTTGGCCAACTATCAATGAATTATGACTTTACATTAAACAGAGGATTTGATTCTGCTAGTTGCCAGGTAATTGTTGTAGTAGGCAGAATGAGTGAAAAAGATGGACAATCAAGATTGGATGGGCTACTTGCTTCATCCGGTTCAACTTCAATTAAAACCGCTATTGAGGCTGATAAAACTTTAAGCGGTGCTGTACAAACACTTAGAGTTGTGTCGGCATCACCTGGCACAATAACTTCCGCTAATATTGATTACCTAAGTTATCAATATTCAGTAGAATTGATAGGTTAGTACGAAAGGAAAATATGGCCATATTCATGGGTAATAAAGTTGCCGTTATCGCTGGTACAACTACGATTACTAGTTTTGTCAGCACCGTCAGCCTTGCAAGAGAAATTGATCAAGTAGAAATCACTGCAATGAACGATTCCGTTCAAAACATGATTGGTGGAATTGAGCGACCAACGCTTAATCTAGAACTCTACAATGATTTTTCTTCATCATCTGTAAACTCATTGTTTGAAGATGCACTAGGTACAAAACTTAACATTAAGTTAATCCCAGTATCCGGTACTGTATCTGCAACCAATCCTAGTTACACAATGTCATGTTTGATTTCATCCTGGATGCCGATTAACGGTGCTGTGGATGCAGTATCAAGCGTTTCTATCTCACTTCCTGTAACTGCATTAACAAAATCAACTAGCGCGTAAAAAGAAAAGGGTGGGACAATGCACAAAATTGAAATTGTTAAAAAGGATGGTAAGAAATTAACCTATGATCTTACGCCATCTGCGAAGGTGGCTTTTGAAGCCGAATTCAAAACAGGTTGGCGTAAGAGATTAGGCGAACTACAAATGGAATCTGATTTGTGGTGGTTTGCTTGGCGTTTAGAAAAAGATGCCGGTAAAACCGATCTAGCCTTTGGTGATGATTATATCAATCAATATTCAGATATTGATTTGGCTTATGATTCAAAAAATGGATAGACCGACACGGCTCAATTTATGAAGTCGCTTCCGTGTCGGTAGCAACAGGTATCAGCCCTAAAGATTTGTTAGAAGTTGATCCAGCGATTTATTTAGCAATCAAAGCCATCTTGCAAGAAAAATATTACAACAACAAGAAGGCAACAGTTAGGCGGAAATAATGAAACCTAAGTATGCAGGATTACCTGGGCGTACAAGATCATTAGCCGCAGTGCCTTCTATCTATGTTGAAAATTTAGATGAACTACTTGCAACTATGAAAAAGATAGAACCTGATTTACATAAAGAATTTAGAAGGGAATTAACTAAGGCTGTAAAACCAGTTGCAAAATTGGCACAAAGTTTTGTGCCAAGTTCACCATTTCCAGGATGGCGTGATGTTGAACCTTCATACCCAACTACATGGGGATGGGCTAATGATCAATCACATAGGGGTAGAACTTATGGCGAAAGTAAAAGAAGCCGTTGGAAATGGTCACAAACAGAAGTTATACGCGGCATAAGAGTTAGCGCGGCTAAAACTAAAGTTCAAAGAGTTAAAGGCACTACATTTTCTGTTACTGCATTAGCGGTAATTAACAAATCTGTACCAGGTATAATTTATGAGTTAGCAGGATTTGGTACATCAAAATCAAGAAGTAGAACTAGGCGTATTAGTCGTAACACTAATGCTAGTGAATCTTTTATTGGGAAATTACAAGGTACTGCTAGTTCAGGTCAATATAAAGAAAAAAGATTGATTTACAGAGCATCACAACAATTAGGTGGGCAAGTAAATGATAATCTATACGGTGTACTTAAAAAATATCTAGGCGAAAAATTTAGGGGTTAAACATGGCATTAAGTCAATATGTTGCAATTAACTTCCTTACTAAGTTTGATAAAAAAGGCCTAGAGCGTGCCACAAAAGAATTAAAGGGTTTTGATAAAGTAGTTGCAACTGGCGCATTTAGATTAAAAACTTTTGCTAAAGCCGGTGGAATAGCCGCCGCCGCAGGCATGGCCATATTTGCAAAAAACTCTATTGAAGCCGCTTTAGCCCAAGAAAGATTAGATAAGCAATTACAATTAACTTTAAGAAGCATTGGGCAAGAGTTTGAATTGCCAGGTGTTAAAACATTTATAGCGGATTTACAACGCGCTACAAACATTACAGAAGATCAATTAGTTCCTGCCTTGCGCCAACTTGTTGCTCAAACCGGTGATTTAGATACATCACAAACATTACTCAGTAAAGCATTAGATATTTCAGCCGGCACTGGGGCTGATTTAAATAGTGTGCTTGATGCTATAAATAAAGCGGCAATAGGCAACTATAAGTCAATAGCCGCGTTAGGCGTAGGTTTTACAGTTGCAGAAGCCAAATCAATGGGCTTTGTAAAGTTAATGCAGAGTTTAGATAAATATGCCGGATCAGCCGAAGCACAAACTAAAACATTTGCCGGTCAATTAGAAAGATTTAAAATTAGCGCAGGTGAAGCCGGCGAAACTATAGGACAAAGTTTTTTAGTTTTTGGAAGCCTTATTACAACTGGATCATCTAATTTAGATGTTTTTTCTGCAAAACTGGATGTTGCCGCTGAAAAATCAGGTAATTTATTAGTTGGTTTAGGTGTATCTTTTAGTAAAGGTGGTTTAAATGGTTTCTTAGACCTTGCAAATTTAAATTTAGATGTGCTTACAGGAGATTTCCAAACTTTCCAAAGACTTGAAAAACAAGGATTAAAAGTCACACAAGAACGCATATTAAAAGAAAAAGGTTTGTATGATTTATCCGGATCAGTTTTTGATGAAATTGTAAAGCAACGCAAAAGCACTCAAAAGCAATTGACTTATGCTGAGATGCTAAAGAAAATACAGGCTGATATTTTGGCTAGAGAAAAGAAATTAACCGCTGAAAAAACAGCGCAACAAGCATTAGACAAAAAGAAGAATGAACTAGCCGCTATGTTTGATATTGATAAGATCAATTTACAAGTTGCGCTTAGCCGTAAATTATCAGGTGAAGATGAATTGCGTGTAAAAATATTACAGAAGTTAGCAGATGGTACAAAAAATGCTATTGATGAAGCCGCAAGATACGCAGATGTATTAAAGGTTATTGAAGATGGTCAAATCACAACAGGTGAAGTTGAAATGTTGGCTACTAAATGGGGTGTAACAACTACTGAAGTTTTACTTTATCTAAAGGCTTTGTTTGCCGCTAATGATGAATTACGCAAGATGTTGGCATTGTTAGATGAGTTAGCAAAAAAGAAAACAGCGACTACAACTACATCTACTATGACAGTTGAAACTGGTATATCAGGACAAGATAGATTGCCACCTGTTAATCCTTATGCCGGTACTTATTATGGCGAAACTGGTAGAGATTTTCCTTCATACTTAATGCCTAAAATGGCAGATGGTGGAATTGTAACTAAACCTACTATTGCCATGATTGGTGAAGCCGGTGCAGAAGCCGTTGTGCCATTAGATAAAATGGGTAGCATGGGTACTACTGTTAATGTAAATGTAGCAGGATCAGTTATATCAGAAGGCCAATTACAATCTGTAATTCAGGATGCTTTGTATAATTTAAATAGATCAGGTGCAGTAACTCAATTAACTAATTTAGGAAGATAATGCCAGCCGCAATATTCAAAGCCGAAATTGATTTTTCAGGCGGTGCAAGTTTTGATCCGGCTTTAGTTTTAGATAATCCTGCAACGCCATTAGATGTAGCGGTACTAGGTACAGCCGCCGCCGACACAGTAGATATAACAGAGTTTGTTACTCAATGTTATATTCGCCGTGCTTTTAATAGATCATCAGATTCATTTACAGGTGGTACAGCACGCATAACATTTGTAGATGAAACAGGTCAATTTAATCCAGCCAATACTTCATCAAGTTTATATGGCAAGATCAAACCCATGCGCAAGATCCGCTTTACTGCTACATATAGTGGCACAACATATAACTTAGGTTCTATGTACATACAAGAATGGAATTACCAAAGCCCTACTGGATTTGATCCAGCGTATGTAACATTATCATGTGTAGATGGATTCCAATTACTTAACCTAACAACTGTTACATCTGTTAGCGGTGGTACTGCCGGACAAACAACAGCCCAAAGAATTACAAGTTTGTTAGATGCCGGTGATTGGCCAGGTGGTATGCGTGATATTTCAACTACTGCAACTACAACAGTGCAAGTAGATGATGGATCATCAAGATCATTATTGGGTGCGTGTCAGGTCGTAGAGGCTACAGACCTGGGCGCGTTCTATATGGATCAACGCGGTTATGCAAAATTTTTATCACGCAATGACATCATAGTTGCATCAGGTGGCACATTAACTGAGTTTAGTGATGTACCAGGATCAGGTGATGTTACCTATCAGGCAGTTGAATTTGATATTTCAGATTATCAAATGATTAACAAAGTAACTGTAACGCCAACAGGGTTGAGTGGTTCAACCGCAAGTGATACGGCCAGTATTGATGATTATTTTCAACATAGCCGGGTTAGATCAGGCATCATGCAGACACAGGCAGATGCGTTAAATCAAGCACAAATGATAATTGCATCCCGAAAAGAACAAGGTGTGGACATCCAACTTAATTCATTAACAGTTGATGCCTATGGTGAGAACGATCCAAGCCGGGTAGTGGCCGCTTTGAATTTAGATGTGTTTGATCCAATCCAGGTTACTCAGACATTACCGGCAGGCAATGTGGTTACAGATAGCGTAATTGCAGGCCTTACCTATCAAATAACACCAAAATCTTTTCTTGTAACCTTTACTTGCGCTCAGCCTTTTGCGTCAGGTTTTTTGCTAGACTCTACTGTTGATGGAATTTTAGATGAAGATTCTTTGGCTTATTAGGGAGTATAGATAAATGGCAACCTTTTCCGTTGGTCAAGTTTTAACGGCGGCTCAAATGAACTCTATCGCCAACCTAAGCGTTAGAGCAGTAACCGCTACATCAGATACTTTGGTTCTTACAGATGCCGATAATAAACTTATTACTTATTCAAACACTGGTACAACTACAATTACAGTGCCACCATTTTCAAGCGTAGCAATGACTAATGGATCAACCGTCAATGTTATTAAAATTGCATCAGGTGGCACGGTATCTATTATTCAAGGTGCAGGTGTTACATTGGCTTCTAATGGTGCAACATCTACTAATCCAGTTATTACAGGCACTTTCAAAGCGGCTAGTATTATTAAAGTTAGTACAGATAGTTGGTATGTTGTAGGTGGCATTGCTTAATGTCTAATACCATACTGGGCATATTGGCTAGTGCGGGGGTGAGTGCCGCACCTGGCACACCACGCGGTGCTTATTTTGCCGGTACATATACTGGCAGTGTTTATTCAGCAATAGTTGATAAATTATCTTTTCCAGGTGAAACAAAAACCACATCAAGTGCAACTTTATCAACTGCAAAATTTTACTCAGGCGGATTTAGTAATAACAATGTTGCTTGTTATTTTGGCGGCGGTCAGGCTTCTTCCGGTAGGAATGGTCAAGTAGATAAAATTGGTTTTGAAAGTGATACTAAATCTACATTAGGCACTGGCATGTCTAGCCCTACATCTGGCTTAGCAGGCGCGGCTAACTCAGGTACAGCCGGTTATTTTGCAGGTGGTTTTGATGATGCAAGTGGATATGTAAATTATTTTACAAAATTTGCTTTTCCTTCAGATACAAGATCAACACCTGGGGCAACATTAACTAATGGCACAAATGCCTTAGCAGGCGCGGCTAACTCAGGTACAGCCGCATATTGGGGTGGTGGTTTTGATAGTGCGCGTACAACAAGAATTGATAAATTAACATTTAGTGCTGATACCAAATCTACTTTAGGCGCAACTTTAGTTGTAGCCGTATATCAAATTTGTGGTGCGGCTAACTCAGGTACAGCCGCATATATGTCAGGCGGTGGTGAAGCCAGTGGTAATTTTTCAAGTGCTATAAATAAAATTACTTTTAGCACTGATACAAGAAGTACATTAGCGGCAACTTTAACAGCAGGCGGTACCGCAAATCAGCACGCTTCTGATTCAGGTACAGCACTATACATTGGTGGTGGTAACACAACAGGTGGCACAGGTTTAACAGATCGTATAGATAAAATTTTATTTAGTGCTGATACCAAATCTACTTTAGGCGCAACTTTAACTACATCAGCAATTTACGCCGCCGCCGCCGCTAATACAAGTGGGCTATAAAATGGATATGTTGCCTGATTTGATTGCAAAAATTAACACACCTGTTCTAAATGCTATGGCTGAAATACAACAACCTAGATCAAAATTTCAAATTGAAAAATTTGTTATCAACCAACACGCAACTAAAGAAATGCAATATTTTCAATGTGTAATTGAAATACAATCTTTATATTACACAATTAAAAGCGTAAGTTTAGATATGCAAATTACTGAATTAAAGATAAAAAAACTAAAAGATACCGGGGATGAAATAGATAACTTAGAAGCGCAAAAACTAGAATTAGGTTTAGAACAGACTAGGTTAGTTGGTGTTGGTGCTTTTAGAGAACTAGATATTTTATTGGAAATATTTAACTCTTTTGAAAAACAATATACCCGTGTAGAAATTGATAATAATCAACCTGATTATTGGAACAAAAGATTAAATCAACAATCATCTTTACAACAAATTGCAGGTACTCAGGCAGGCGCGGCGCATTTAGAATCTTTATTACAAATAAAAGAAGAAATAAAGGAGATAACAAAATGAAGTATTGTACTTACAGCCTAAAATGGGAAAATGATTATGGTACAGACCCAACACAATTTAATTCAGATGATGTGCGATTTGAACCGGCCTTCATTGATAAACCTATCGCCAATAATAATGATGCCAAAATTTATGCTTATTGGATTAAAGGTGTGTTAGATACCAATACTTTAACTGATTTTAATTTTGAAGAAATTACATTACAAGAAATGTTTAATGCCGCACAAATATTAGATGCTAATTGTTGGATTGAGAACAATAAAATAAAATTCCCTGATCCAATTTTTCCTTAACAATTTATGGCTACAATAAGAGAATTAACTAGCCCTAATGGTTGGCCTGCTAGTGAGGATCGTAAGGTTTTGGGCATTGAATCTTTTACAGTGCCAGGTACAAAAATTAAATTTGCATGTGCCAAAGCGGTTGCACCATTACTTGTTAATTTTGCTAAAGAGTTCCATGAGTTAGTAGAACCCATTGATCAAGGCCAATTAGATGATTGGGGTTTTGCCTTCCGCATGACCAGGGGATCAGAGAAAGTATTAAGTAACCACTCATCCGGTACTGCTATTGACTTAAATGCAATTAAGCATCCTTTGGGCAAGTCAAATACATTTACTAGGGAACAAAGTAATATAATTATCCTGTTAATAACTAAATACGGTTTGGCATGGGGCGGCAATTACAAAAGGCGTAAAGATGAAATGCACTTTGAGATTGCGTTAGATCATAATAAAGTTAAAGGGAAAATAAAAGAGTTAGGATTAGAATGACAATTAACAAGAAGCAAAAAGAGATTTTTAAGTCATACCTAAGAAGCGTTGCGGTTGCAACCGTTACAACAGTGTTGGCATTAGTCGCTGATGTTCGCCCTGAACTGGCAATTTTAGCCGGTGCAGTAGTAGCCCCTTTGATGCGCTATCTTGATCCGCAAGATCAAAAATTTGGCATAAATAGCAAATGACCGCAAATGATTGGATGGCATTAGTAGTATCTATTGCCACAATAATTGGATCATTTATTGCTTCAGTGCGTTGGCTGGTAAAGCATTATCTAAGTGAGTTAAAGCCTGATGGCAATGGTGGCCATAACCTAGAAGGCCGGGTTGCACGCATAGAAGATAAGTTAGACACGCTTTATCAAATTCTTATATCTAAGTAATAAGTCAGCCCTATCCCTTACCCTATTGCCATGAAGATGTGCGTGGTTGTACCCAGTAGGGGTAGGCCTGAAAATGCCGAAAGGTTAGCCCAGGCGTTCAAAGATACCGGGGCAGAAGCCGACCTTTACATTGTTATAGATAATGATGATCCTAAATGGAATGAGTATGCCAAAAGTGAGAACTATAAAAAATTACCGGCGGATAATAAAACAGGTGGTTGTGCTAAATCTCTTAATACCGGTGCAGTTCTTCTTTTGGATATTACTAAATATCCTTTATATGATTATTTTGTTTTCATGGGTGATGATCACCTTCCTAGAACGCCGGGTTGGGATAAAGCCTTTATTCAGGCGTTAGGCAGTAACACTGGAATAGTTTATGGTGATGATTTGTTACAAGGTGCAAATCTACCAACAGCCTATGGCATGACAAGAGATTTAGTTAATGAACTACGCGGTATGACATTTCCAGGTTGCGTACATCTATTTTTTGATAACTTTGTAAAGCAATTAGGGCTAGATTTAGAATACTTAAAGTATTTGCCTGATGTGATTATTGAACACATGCACCCAGTAGCCGGCAAGGCTGATATGGATGAAGGTTATGAAAGGGTCAATCAACCTAAATGGTATGAAAAAGATTTACTAACACTTCAAAAATATTTATCAGATATGGAATATGCGGAGTTAGTAAGAAAATTTAGATGAATATATTGATTACTGGATCACATGGCTTTGTTGGCCGTGCTTTTAGGCGTGCTTTACCTAATGCCAATCTAACCTTAGTAGATTTGAAGGCTGGAATTGATTGCCGTAAATTCTTTGAGTTAGAGAAAAAACAATATGATCTTGTAATTCACCTAGCCGCTTTAGTTGGTGGCCGTATGATGATTGAAAATGAACCATTGGCATTAGCCGTTGATCTAGCCATTGATGCTGAATTTGCCGGTTGGGCTATGAAAACTGAACAACCTTATGTTGTTTATTTTTCATCATCAGCCGCTTATCCAACCGAATTACAAACTTTATCTAAGAAGCGTAAGTTAAAAGAAAAGGATATAAATTTTAACAAAATAGGCAGGCCTGATATGTCTTATGGTTGGTCAAAATTAACCGGTGAAATGTTAATGAATTACTTGCGTGAAGAAGGTACAACTGTATTAACCCTTAGACCATTTAGCGGATATGGCACTGATCAAGATTTAGATTATCCATTTCCTTCAATTATTCAACGCGCAATAATGAACCGTAACCCATTTGAGATATGGGGTAAGGCAACTACTACTAGAGATTTTATACACATTGATGACATAGTGGATGCAGTAATTGAGATGGTTAAAAACAACTGCAATCAAACACTTAATCTATGTACAGGTAGGGCTACAACATTTTTAGATTTAGCAGTAATGGCTTTGAATACCCTGGGATATGAGAAAACACCTGCCAAGCGATTCAAAATATTAACCGACAAGCCGGCAGGTGTGGCCTATCGGGTTGGTGATCCTAGTATGATGAGCGATTACTACACGCCGAAGATTAGTCTTGAAGAAGGTGTTGAAAGAGCAATACGCGGACTTGTCTGATCTGAAATTGGTGGTTATGGCTACTAAGAAACCTAGAAAAGCACCACAGCGTAGGCGGCGTGCGCCACGCAAGGCTGAAGCATTGAGCAAATTAGAAAATCATTACATCACATTAAATGAACTTTTTAGGGCGGCCAAGTCCGCCGGTTTTAGCCATGAAGTTGCATTTTGGTTAATTACAGAACCCGGTGCATCAATGCCTGATTGGATCAATCCAGGAAATCAACCCACTGAGATCATTCCCCGAATTGATCCAACAGAAGATGAGGATAACGATTAAGCGAGATAAATCATTTAATGCCCGTTATTTAGTAGTCAGTGACTTGCAAGTCCCATTTCAATTTACAGAAGCGGTCGCTAACCTAAAAAAGTTAGTCAATGCCTTTAAGTTTGATTTAGTTCTTAATGTTGGTGATGAAATGGATTTTAATACCATTTCAAGGTTTAGTGATGGCAAGGCCGAATCATTTATGCAGACCCTTGATGAAGATCGTACTACCTGCCAAAACATTCTTTATGATCTAAAAACTGATGTAGTTAGTAGATCAAATCATTCCGATAGATTGTACAAATCCTTACAGCGCATCCCAGGGCTTATGGGATTACCTGAATTACAGTATGCAAATTTTATGGGCTTTGATGATCTTGGAATCCATTATGCAAAACAGCCTTATGCAATACCTGGTACTAACTTTGTATTGTGTCATGGGGATGAAGGGGTCATATCTAACATAGCCGGTCAAACTGCGCTTAACCTTAGTAAAAGGTGGGGTCGCTCAGTAATTTCGGGGCATACGCACAGGCTGGGCTACACATGTGCTTCAGAAGCCTTTAATGGCCGTTTAGAGCGTGTATTAGTAGGCATAGAGTGTGGTCACACCTGTGACTTAAAAAAGATGTCCTATACCAAAGGCTACGCCAATTGGCAGGCCGGTGCGGTGATCATACATATCAAGCGTGGCAATGTAAGCGCAGAGATGATCCCATTTAATGTTGATGGGTCATTTGTGGCTATGGGTAAAGCCTTTGGGTGATTTAGGTCACATTTAGCCAAAACACGGCTTATGTGCTTGTAATTGTCAGCCCCTTAGTGTTCAATTGCATTTACAAACGCAATTGACCGGAAGGGGTTAATTATGAAGGTACAAGTTACAAATGACATGACAGCAAAACCTAGAATCATGGCTATTTTTGCTAATGGTACAAAAACAATAGTAATAATGGTTTTGGGTGATGTTAGTTATGAAATTATACGCAATGGTATTACGCAAAAATTTGATATGACCGAATGGTATTCATATTCATTACAAGT